CATGTATATTGTTGATGTGAAGTTCGCACCAGCATATGCTGAATTTAATGGCATAGCATCTGGCATGGCATTCATTACTAAAAGCTCAACACGACCACAGGTTGATTTTGAATATGAGGAGGTGAATATGTACAACTATAGAACCCACGTTCCCAAGAGAACAATTTTCCAACCGATGACGATGCGGTTCATAGATGACCAAACAGGAACAACAACTAGATTCTATGAACTATACTTGAAGGCAATGTCTCCAATCGCCAGCATGTCTCCCGTAGCATCAGGTGTGGTTGGAATGTTTGAGGACAGTAGTATGGATTTTCAAGCCGATAACACTATTTCATTCTCTGAGCGCCTGCCACTATCCAACACTGGGTTCACTAGTCGTGACTTGGGAGGACCCAGCAGCCAAGGAATAACAGAGCAATTCAGCAACGCCGTTGAAACAGCGAAGTTGGCAGCTCAGGGAATATACGACACAGTTAGAAATCCAACACAATCGTGGAATGAGAAGAAGGCAACGATCGCAGCTCAACAACAGGATCAGGGACAGAATAACCCAACAGGTGGTTCAACATCAGTCTCAACGAAAGCGTACGGAGCCTCATTAGGAGCATTAAAAGGAAACACAAAGACGGTATTGGAAAGTGTTACACTATACCACATAGGTAATTATGGTGATAGCATAACATCATATGTGATGTTTAACCCAAAGATAACATCACTGCAACCAGATGAAGTTAACATGGCTGATAATGGTGACGGTTCTGAATTATCGTTTGAATTCACATATGATAGTTTATATGTTGAGCCTAACCAACCGATTGGTGAATTTGGATTGGAAGCTCTGTTTGATAAATCTGGCGGAAATGCGGGCGCTACATACCCATTGATGCCTATTGGGACAGGTGAGAATACAAAGGCTGGAACAGGACAATCGGGTGTTGCTCCTGGACAGAAGCGCCACCCTGGACAAACAGGAAAAGCTTTGCCACCCGAAAACAGTTCAATACTTCCAGGATTGGAAGAAGCATTCACATCACCAACTTCCCGACCACAAGCAATTCCTATCGTAACTGACAACAGATATGTACAGGATGGTTGGGACATTCAGACCACCCCTTCCCGAGCGGGTGGCAAGCGTGCTATCGTGGACCGTGGTCCAGCTCGGAAGATATAATGGGCTACCAGTCAAAAACCAAGGTAAATATAAACCAAGACATCCCGAGAAGTATGTCGGTAGTGTTGAGAACATTTGTTGAAAATTACCAATTTGACCCAATTTTGTAAAACCCACGAACTAAATGAGTGTTATATGCGGCACGTCGCAGCTGGACGGTACAAACAACACAAAGGTTACACCATTGAATAATCACAGCACGGGCAAATACAAACCGATAAATCCAGATAAGTACAAAGGTGATTTAACGAAGATAACTTTCAGGTCATCGTGGGAACTTCATATGAATAAATTTCTTGATACGAATCCAAATGTATTAGAGTGGAGCTCAGAACCGTTCGGTATCCCATACGTTAAACCAACAACAGGAAAAATACACAAGTACTATCCTGATTATTGGATAAAATATATTGATAAAAATGGTAATGAACATCAGGAAATAATTGAGGTTAAACCGGAAGCGCAGACCAAACAGCCGACCAACCGGGGCCGCAAAAGCAAAAAAACAATACTTCACGAACAAATCGCTTGGGCGGTAAATCAAGCAAAATGGAAAGCAGCGGCTGAGATGTGTCAATCAGCAGGTATTAAATTTAAAATTCTAACAGAGCGGAGTATGTTCAAGTGACAGACAATAACAACACAACAGAGCATCCTCTGGAAGATTTTTTTGACATTGAATCCAACAGCACACCAACCAACGTCCCAGGCGTTAACCGCGAAACCGTACCTGCTGTGAAGCGTACAACGGAATTATCAACTTCGGTTGATCACCCATATGATGACAAAGATAATGAGATTGATGATCAGTTTCAGGAAATATACGACCTCGCGCTTGAAGCATTTGGTGTTCAATCACAGGAAGCTGAATTGGTTGAAGGCAAATACAAAGCCCGAAATCAAGAGATTGCTGTCCAATTTTTGAACACAGCTCTCAATGCCGCAGCCAATAAAGGTACGCTAAAGAACAACAAAGAGAAGCTGGCAATCGCCGCCAAGAAAGTTGCTGCCTCTGCTAAACCGGGTGGAACCACAAACAACAACTTGATAGTGGGTGATCGCAATGACATCCTTCGTGCTCTACGTGCCGAACGTGAAGCAGAACGAAACAAAGTTGTTGATGACCAATAAGTTGCCATACGCCACTATAGTGGTGTAGAATGTCATATGAAGTCATTTCCAGAAAACATACCCGATGAAGTTCAATTTTTGGTTGAGAGATTTAAACAGAGCAACCCAACTAGCAACTTCACGCGATGGGAACAGCCACTATACCAACAATTGGTGGAAGCTACAGATTTTTTGCCAACAAGTGCTAAAGCCACACAACGGTTGTGGCATATTAAAACTCATCGACAATTCAACCCCTGTGTTGTGTGTAACCAGCCCACCAAATGGGACAACACCACGAGCAGATATCGCAACGTTTGTGGACCAAAGTGTAACTCAATTAATACAAAAGTACAACGACGGCAAACAATGTTAGACACACATGGCGTCAACCACTACACGGAGAGTTCTGAATTCTTGGAGAAGGTGAAAGCCACTAGTCAACGAAAATATGGTACCAACCATCCTCGCCAAAGCACAATTGTAAAGGAAAAATATAAGACGACGTGCATTGAACGATATGGGGCAGAAGCATTCACGCAAAGCGACGCGTACAGAACAAAAACACGAAACACTTGCAAAGAGCGGTATGGTGTTGATTTCATTTCACAGGCCAGTGTACCAACAGATAGCTTAAATAAATTGCAAAACAGTGAATGGTTATACGACCAGCACGTAAGAAAACAAACAACAATAACAAAAATTGCTGAAGAATTATCTGTAGACTCCACTACCGTAGCCTCATACTGCAACAAACATAATATCAGTATTGTTAGGTTTTCCACAACAATGTGGGAACGAGAATTGGCAGAGTTTCTAACACATCACAATATACACTTCGTGCAGAACGACAGGTGTGTGCTTAACGGAAAGGAACTTGATTTCATATTAACAGAGCACAACATAGCCATAGAATTGTGTGGTTTGTACTGGCATGCGGATATTCATAACAGAATAGACAAGTGGACACATTTTAACAAAATGCAAAAATGCGAGACTGTTGGACTGCAGTTATTAACAATATTTGAAGATGAGTGGAATAACGCAGTTGATCAAATTTATAATAAAATATTATACATGGTGGGAAAAGCAACAACACCCAAAATATATGCCAGACGCACCAAGGTTATTACGGTAGACACACATGCAAAAACGGTATTCTTCAACACCAACCATATTCAACGCAACGGACCGAGTGGTATAAACTATGGTTTGGTTGACCGAGACAATAATGTTGTAGCAGTAATGGGGGTAATAGAATACAACGATAGGTACATTCTTAACCGATACGCGACATCTAGAATCGTGGTTGGTGGTTTCAGTAAGTTACTAAAACACTTTGCCAAACATCATATCAGCAAACCACTAATAACGTTTGCTGATAGAAGGTGGAGTACGGGGGATTTATACACCACCAACAATTTTGTACTAGTGGATACACTACCACCTGATTATAGTTATGTCAAAAACGGTCTGCGCAGCCATAAGTTTAAGTACAGACGGAAGCATTTGCAAAGATTGTTGGATGAGTATGATGAGACCAAGACGGAACGTGAAAATTGTGAGAATGCTGGAATGCTGAGAATATGGGATTGTGGTAAATACAAATATCAACTGGACCAGCGACAAATGTAAGCCATAAATAATAATATGGCAAGTGGAAGCAACCCCAATTTAAAAAAAGCCAATATACAAGTTGAGCTTACGTACGACCAACTTTTGGAGTTGGACAAGTGTGCACACGACCCTGTGTATTTTTGCAAACATTATGTAAAAATACAACATCCAACAAAAGGAGCAATCAAATTTAACCTATATCCGTTTCAGGAAGACCTGTTACGGATGTACCAAAATAACCGATATTGTATAGCGTTATCCGCCAGACAGACAGGCAAGTCCATTACATCAGCAGCATTTCTGTTGTGGTTTGCTACCTTCCACGATGACAAGACGATCCTCATTGCATCAAATAAAAACTCTAACGCCATGGAAATGATCTTTCGCATTCGGTATGCTTATGAAAATTTACCCATGTGGATGAAACCCGGAGTTAAAGATGACGGCTGGAACAAACACAATATAGCTTTTGATAATGAATCCCGCATAATATCGGAAGCAACCACAGAAAACTCTGGCCGTGGTTTGTCTATCTCATTGGTGTTCTTGGATGAATTTGCATTTGTAAAGCGTTCGGTACAGGAAGAGTTCTGGACATCTATCGCACCTACTCTATCAACAGGTGGTGCTTGTATCATCACTTCCACGCCCAATGGTGATTTGGACAGATTCGCTACTCTATGGCGAGGTGCAAGAATCCCCCACGAAAATACCCCAGGGGTTGGTGTTAACGGTTTCGCTAGTCAGTTCGTAGCGTGGGATGAACCCCCAGGCCGTGATGAGCAATTCAAGCAGGATGAAATAGGACGGCTGGGACAGAGAAAGTGGGATCAAGAATACGAGTGTCTTACTGGCATAAATAGTGTACAATTGTTAGACACATCAACAGGTGAAGAAATCACCCTAACAATAGAGGAATTGTACAAATGTCTGGACGTTACGAAACATCCTTGATTGATGGCGTGGAATACTGCAAATCGAACGGAAAATTTCTATTACACATAAAAGCACAAGGTCTGTCTTCGTATCAGGAATACTATGACAAATATATCGCCTCACCAACGATTTGTGAATGTGGCGAACCGTGCGCGTTTGATAACAAACTAATTAATTATAAGAAAACTTGTAACTCACGAAAGTGTATTGGTCGCTTGATAAGTGAGGGTAAAAGCAAACGAACTCCAGAACAAGAAGCAGAAAGAGTTGTTAAATTTCAAACTGTTATGTCCAAAAAAACACAGAGCCAAAAGGATGATATACAGAAACGAAAGAACTTAAACTATTTTAAAAAATATGGCGTTCAACACAGGTTGCAGCAACAAGTTAATCCTGAAAGTTTGTCGTTGCTTCAAGACAAAAACTGGATGACAACAAAGCACGTTGATGAAGAGAAAACAGCCGTCGAGATTGCTTCCATTTTGGATGTTGGAATAACGACAGCGACTAATTGGCTCCACCGACATGACATCACCATACGAGCATTTGCAACATCACAGGGACACAGAGAACTTGTCGATTACATCAAAACATTGACAACCGCTGAAGTGTTGTCGAATGATAGAAAGACGATAGCACCCATGGAGTTGGATATCGTACTACCAACGAACAATCTTGCCATAGAATATAACGGAATTTACTGGCACGGTGAATTGAGGGGACGCGATAAACAATATCACATATCAAAAACGAATGCCGCTAATGCCAACGGTTTTAGGTTAATTCACATAAATGAGTTAGAATGGGTATCAAAAAAAGATATAGTCAAATCAAGACTGAGTTCGTTTTTGGGATTCAACGAAAGAATATACGGTCGACAAACAACAATAACACAAGTTGGTTCAAAAACGCAAGCAGAATTTTTTAACCTCTCGCACATACAAGGGTATTGTCCAGCAAGTGTTGCTTATGCACTAATATACAACAAAGAGATTGTATCAATGATGTCGTTTGGTAAGAGTAGATTCAGCAAACAGCACGAGTGGGAATTGATAAGATTTGCTAACAAGCTGAACACAAATGTTATAGGTGGCGCATCCAAGCTATTCAAGAGATTTGTTAGTGACCAATCACCATCATCAATAATAACTTACAGTGATGTCGGTTGGAATACAGGAAATGCTTATATCCATATGGGGTTTAATTATAAACACAGATCAGCACCAGGATATCAATATTTTCAAACAAACAATCCGTTGAAATTAGAATCAAGGAATAAATTTCAAAAACACAAACTTCCAACAAAGTTGAGTTCATTTGATGATACGAAAACAGAATGGGAAAACATGGTTAATAACGGTTACGACCGGTTATGGAACTGCGGAAATGATGTATTTGAGTGGATGTTGTGATGAAATATAATAATAACAGATTTAAGATAAAAACATCTAGCGGTTACGTCAATTTTCAGGGCGTTGCTGAAATGGGCAAAAAGGTGTGTTTTGAGATTGAATTTTCCGATAAATCGGTGATTCAAGCATCCAGACACCATAGAGTTTTTACACCTGATGGTCGACCAATAGAGGTATGTGAGCTTTCGATCGGTACGGAGGTTCTCGGACTAAAACCTAATATGGTTGTCACCAACATAACAAGGTTGGGAGCTCATCAAACATATGACATAATAGAGTCTGAAACACACCACTACTATAGCAATGGTGTGTTACACCACAATTGTCAATTCTTAACATCAGATGCTCTATTGATTGACTCCAAGTTCCTCGCTGACCTGACGATGGAGATGGCATCAATAACACCCGTTGCCACCAACCATGGTGTTATATTTTGGCAAACTATAGAGCGTGGCAAAACGTACCTGGTTGGTGTTGACCCATCGACAGGATCAGGTGAAGATTACAGTGTCATCACCGTGTTCGAGTTTCCTTCTTTAGTACAAGTAGCTGAGTGGCGGAAGAATACGATGTCCACGAATGGGTTGTACGGTGTTCTAAAGGGACTGTTGACTTATTTGGAGCGCATGGAAACAGTCGTATACTTCTCTGTGGAGAACAACGGTGTTGGTGAAGGTGTCATCTCCCTGTATGAAGCAGATGAAGAACCACCGGTGAATTCAGAGTTTGTTTCCGAGGAAGGTGCCAAGCGTCGTGGGTTAACGACCACTAATAAGTCCAAAATGAAGGCCTGTGTCAATCTGAAAGAGATGTTAGAAAAGCGAACACTCACAATCAAATCAAACGTATTGTTGGCGGAGCTAAAGGCCTATGCTAGGTCAAGAGGTTCTTACAACGCACAGACAGGTTCAACAGATGATAGCATTTCCGCTGTGCTGATTATTATACGGTTGTTGAGTGAAATATCTCAATTTGATCAGGATGCGTTCGATAAGCTATACTCCAGTGCAGGCACCGAGATTGCAGCCAACAACTGGGACGACTTTGATGAAGGGGATGGTAACCACAACGACTACGACTACGACCCGATAGTATTTTAACCAACAACTTGTACACCATCCTTGTAAATATGTTAACAATTCAAGGAAACCTCGCATGAAAATCATCAGGTCCGTCGACCGCACCGACGCTCAAAAGGTCAACAAATTAATCGAGCTCGAACCCGATTTAACAGCCATTGTTGAGTTACACAAATCACAGCAAGCTGCTAATAAAATCACACGTGGTATTTGGCGGGGACTTCTCGTCCTTGTTAGTGTGTTGTTCATTGCAGGAATGACTCTACATTATTTGGGGTATCCGACACCGTGACAAACAACACCAGGGAAGCGGTAATCCTTATTGTGGAAGATGACATACTATCGTTCCAGTTTGTGAAGCTTATATTCAAGCGGGCTCGTATCACAAACAAGTTATATAACGTTGGACGGGGCGATCTGGCGCTGGACTTCTTATATAAGCGCAATGGCTTTGAGGATGCGCCGACACCTGATCTTATTTACATGGATCTACATCTACCGATGATGAAGGGCACAGAAGTCCTCGCTGTGATGCAAGCAGATCCTGAACTATCAAAAATTCCTACACTAATGCTAACAGGTTCAGACGAAGAGAACGACATGGAGGTCGCCGAAGAATATGGCGCCCTGGGGTATGTGGTGAAACCTATGGATCAGTACAAAATTTTTGAAACATACCCATATAACAAAAACATCAGGGTTTCGTTGGTTGTTGACACTGAACACACTGAATAAAATAGCAAATACACAGTGAAAGCCACTAGCAAAAAGCACGAAGAGTATCGCGACTGGAAACAGACTCAAGTGAATCGTATTAAAGTGCTCGATGAAGTTGCCACAACATAAACCGTAGGGTATACTACAGACATTATGACAACTAACACAAATCAATCCTTCGTCGCGTGGTACTTCAACGTGTTCACCCAAACGCCGTTGTTTGAGGCTATGAACCAATGCGTTGAGGGTTCAAAGTGGCATCGAGAAAAGAACGTCGGCGTCCATACAAACATGGTCGTTGGTGAATATTTGTCACGCTGTGGAGGTATGTGGTCGAAGGCAGACCTGCTTGGCGCTATTGCTTGCGCTTTCCATGATACTGGCAAGCCTGTAGCTCGTCAGGAAAAGTTCAGCGAGCAGCGTGGTCAATACTTCTCATTCTCAGGGCATGAAATCGCTTCAGCACGGTTGTGGGAAGATTGGGTAGCTACAAACTGGTCTACAGTATCACCCGTTCTTGGTCTTGAAGTTGACGACATCTTTCGTGTCAGCTGGATGATTGAACATCATCGTCCATGGGGACTGAAACACGCTGACAAACGCCGCAACCTGTTCCTAACGGCTGTGAATGTTTGTGGTCTAACTCCGTTCACTCGGATGTTGAAAGCTGACAACTGGGGTCGCATTGGTGATACACAAGCTGAGAACCAAGCTCAGGTTGAGTCGTGGATCGCTGAGTTCAATGAGATGGTCCACCAGGTTCCAATGGATGTGTGGGAAGATACAGATCACCTGCCTCAGCACATCCACGACACCGAAGCGCCTACGTTGTACGTGGCAATCGGAGTTTCAGGAACTGGTAAGTCAACATTCTTGTCAACGATCAAGGAAGAAGTCGGACATGACGTGCTTCACTACTCGTGGGACAATCTGCGTTTGGAATTCTACGGCACAGATGACTACAGTGAAGCGTTCAAGGCATCATGTGATGATAAAGGGTTTGGCAATCGTGTGAACAAAGTATTCACTGACATGGCTGCCACCAAGCAGGATATCTACGTTGACAACATCAACCTGTCAGCAAAGCGTCGTCGATTCTTCTTGGACCAAGCCCGCCGCAATGGATACCACTGTGTTGCAGTAGTTGCTCCAACGCCACTGCAAACGGTCATCGATCGTCAACAAACACGGACTGATAAGACTTTACATCGTGATATTGTTGAAAGACAATACTCACAGCTGCAGCAGCCACAGTTCGGTGAGTTTGATGAGATCATTGTTCGTCAACAGAACCTCCGATAAGTTTATCACCGATCCTGTGATCGGTGATAAATAAGCTCATGAACAAACTCCATCGCATCAGAGGACCTCGCATCCTCAATCAGTTGCTGACAGAAACAACATATTCGGAGCTCGAATCGAACACACAAAATTTTGAGCCTGAAACCTCCAAGCGCCAAAATGTTACAGCATCTGTGCAAGTTCAGAATTTGGTAATGAAGCCATACCGGAACACTGGACAACTGGAAGTTTCAGCAACCACGGTCAGTGCTGGCAAGACATATCAAACAACAGTAATGTTTGAAGATGTGGTATATGAAGATTCAGATCAATCTGATAACGTATCTTTCACAGGGTCTGATGGTGATGAGCATCATATTATGCCAATCAATCTTATGAAGCATAATGTTAAGGTGTCTTGTGAATGTCTGGATTTTTATTGGAGATTCGCACCTTTCAACTCAAAAGACGGAAGCTTACACGGACAACCACCATCACCATATGCGAAAAAGACAGATCGTCCGCCTGTAAATAAGAAACAGACGCCAGGGGTTTGTAAACATCTGATAAAGACGGTTACAGAACTTCAACGAGAAGGTGTTGTTAAATAATTATTTCTTGAGTGTAAAACGCGACTTCTTCTTCTTCTTTGGTTCAGGAACCTCAATACCCAATGCCCCAAGAACAACATCAATTTTGCTTGGAACGTGTGTTGACTCTTTGGGATCAGCACCCTGAGATGTTTCATTCAGGATTTTCGTTGCTAAAGCTTCCGACAACGTCGCCTCTTTCTTTTTTTCAGGCTCGGAAGCGTTCAACGCTTCTTTAGGTTTCCTCGCTTCAGTAGCAACCTTGTTTAGAATGTCTATAATTGTCTTATCAGCGCCGTTTGACTCATTAGCGTCACGTGTAGCGGCTGCGCGAAGAGTTGCCTGAGTGATAGAACTAAAAGGTGAATTATCTTCAGGTTTGGTTACCTGAACAGTGGATGCTGATGTTGGTGGAGTAACAATACGAGCACCCGGCTCATGTTTAGGACCATATGTAACGTTTTGCATGTTGTTGGTGTATATGTCAGCTGAACCATGGACATCTATTGTTCCAGTCATTGGCTCAAAGTAATACCCATCGGCAACCATTGTAACGCTGCACGGATATGCTGTTTTCTGTATAAACGGTAGAGGGGGAATAACACACTCCCATTTTTCGCCTTCCATTTTATTGCACGGGAAACTAACGTCCATTGGACCAGCTTTAATATTCAACCACACCCGAACGTCATTGTTGCTGATTCCCTGTATGGAAATATCAAAACTGATGATGTTTTCTCTCGTGTTGTTAATTGATACGAAATTGTTCATTGGTGTTTAGGTCCTGGTTAACGTTATTTATGACTTTACCGGGTACGTCGGAAGTTTGTAAGTTTGACGGTTGCCCTAGTATATAACCGCTTCATGCCTGACAATTTAGCAGAAATCCGTTCTCTGGTTACATTATATGCTGCTGCCACATTCACAATGTAATGAGCTTTGTCCTCAGGCACCATGTATTCCTTTTCGATAGACTTATCACCCATACGCCACAATATTTTAACAGGCACGCGTTTGCGGAAATATTCAGCTTCCAGCTCACGGGGGACCACATAATATTGATCTTGTGGTGGAACTGGCTGATACAACTGGCTGATTTCACCAGGCATCATCGGGCGACTACCACCACCAATTGGTTCAGAACGCGGTGGTGGGATCACACAGAACAATGAGAATCGGCCAGCTGTTATCATCGTACCGGACTGACATGCTGTGGTTTTGCCACAAGAGAGTCCTTTCATGATTATAACTTGACCTGCGAGACCAATACTCATGTTAAACGCAAGTACCTAGACCATCGGTGGTACCTGCCGCAAGTGGCAGACGTTCACACACTTCAGCGGTACTTGGCGCTCCATTGGAATCCTTCAGTTGAAATGTTCGCAGTGGGGTTATACAATCATCATCATATACGATCAGCGTGCTGTTAATACCGTCGATTTTCGTCCGCCCCGTTTCAAATTTGAGCAATAAACTCACCAACGCTTCTACGTCGGACAAGTCCAACACCATCTGGGTTAGGTTAGCTCTATCCTGGTTGATAGCCTCACCCACAGAGCCCGCAAGTTGGTGATCCAATCTCGGTTCGTCATAAATGGCATCTACCAATGCATCAACATTGTCTGATTTATCAAATTCCCCAACCTGGTAACGTTCTCCAGCCGGTTGAGTAGATCCACCATCAACCCTAAACAAATAGCATTTTTCAGGGTCATATCCGTTGACGGCATCGAACGTGTATTTATAAAATCCATCCTCGGACCCACCTTGCGTGGCACCACTGCCAGCAGTTCCTATTGTATTGTCAAACATTGGAATCATGATACCGTTTGTTCCGGTTCCAGCACCAGGCACAGATCCACCACCCGCAGGACCCGGGTCGTTTGTGCCTTCCGGCGCGCCAATCAGTAGCGTTTGATCACCAGCTTCCACTTCCCAAATACGGATAGTCGGTGACAACGTTGTGATTGGATTTCCACCATTTGTGAAAAATGATGTAATTATGATCTCAGCCATCCGAATCTCCGGTTGTATTGCATTTTACTTATTTATACCAACAGACTACAAGCACTAAATACTACAAGCACTAAATACTACAAAGGATAAATACGTTAACACAAATACTGGGTGGTTATAATGTCGAAGTATGAGCTTATTGAGGAAGTGCGGAACCCCAAACGGATAGACACCCCAAAGCTGCCTGTAGGAATCAGATACGACACCATGATAATCAGCACATATGGCGCAGGTAATATGGAAGTCCACGTTCCAACATCTACGTCAGTAGAATTTACTGAAGCACTCAATGAATACACTGTCGTTGTGACGTCGGACGTTAAGCGTCTACTTCATAAGTTCAGAGGGATAACTGGACTATAATATGACTTCTGCAATAGTTTTAACACGCCCGATTAGCGCAGGAACAGGTGGTTCTACGCTTCCTGGATTGACAACGACGACAATCAACGGACAACCTATGCTAACACTAGAAGACACCACCAGGTCCAATAAGGTGTTAAGTGTATCGGAGCAGGTACTAGTGTTCGCAGAAAACAGAATTGCACATTTGGATTGGATTCGCATTGCAACGACAGCAGACGCTGAATCGGGATATATAGCTGACTTTGATGGTACAGTAATGAGTATTACAGCTCATTGTGAAAATTCAGGCACCAACAGCAAAGATCTTCATTTAATTATAGACAATACTGATGTAGGCACTATAGCTTCTCTAACGGGTGGTGCTAATAGTATAGCTGTCGATTCAACGTTAAACATAGACTTCGTTCAGGGTCAACGCCTACGCTTACAAGCTTTTGGTAATACAACAGGACCAATTGAAGACACAGTTATTAAACTGACTGTGAAGTGGAGGCTTGTCTAGCATTTTAACACCACGACTCCCAATGTGATTGCTATTCATGGTGGTAGGACGCGTAAATCCCTCAACCGAACAGAAACTCCAACTCATGAACGAAAACTAGGTGGGACTATAAATAGGGGAAAGTAATCACAACATCCAACCCAAAGGACTTTAAACACCATGGCATCATTAATTATTCGCAAGCTAATCGGCACCGACATCGTCCTTGACGATCTTGGTTTAACTATCCAGGGTGTCATCGGCACCGAATTTGACTTGATGAGTGAATCAGCTGAAAACGTATCATTGTCAACAGATACAGTAGCAGCAATCACAGCGTCGTTGTTGATCGTGTTGGATCCCAGAGACAATACAACTGTTCTGTCTGTTGCTGATTCAATTCTTGCAATCCAAAACCACAACCTAACTCACTTCGGTATCGCTGGCGGACGTTTCGGCGCAATCGACGATCCCAGTTACGTACCTGTAACAGGTAACGTTGTAGTCGTCAGTGCTAGCGGAGATGCAGAAGAAGTAGCTCCTGAAACAATCATCAACTCCCCTGGCGCGACAGAAGCAGTAGAAGATATTGTAGGTGCAATGCTTGTTGCAGGTACCGACACCACAACAAGCTATGACGACGTCGCTGGCACCGTTTCCGTCAATGTTGCTGATTCATTCCTACGCAACACGGGTGACACTCTGGACTCCGGGACTCTCACAGTTGCCCCTGGTGCGACAATTGCGATTGGAGCAGGTGGTGATTTAACAATTACTGACGCCCCTGTAAACGCTACTGACGCTGTTAACAAAGCGTACGTCGATAGTGTTGCTTCAGGACTTGATGCGAAAGAATCCGTGCAAGCAGGTACAACCACGGATCTGGGATTCGTATACGCCGACAACGGCGGCGTTGGTGACTCACTAACATCAGCAATTGCTGGCGAAACTATCGTTGATGGTATCACGCTTGAAGATGGTGATCGAGTTCTTGTTAAGGACCAAATTGACCCAACACAAAATGGTATCTACACCGTATCTGATGCTGGCGCAGGAACAGCTACGGTTCTAACACGTGCCGAAGACCAAGACGGATCTCCCGTTTCTGAAGTATCAGCGGGTAACTTTACATACGTTGAAAACGGTATCACGAACGGTTCAACAGGTTGGGTAACACAAGGCGATGGACAGCTAGCTCTAAACACGGATGATGTTGTTTGGGTTCAATTTTCAGGAGCTGGGACTTACACTGCAGGAACAGGTCTCACACTATCGGGTACAACATTCCAACTTAACGTTGGCAATCTAGCCACCGACACTATCGTGGGAGCTGATGAGCTAGCATTCAACGACGTTTCCGACGGCACTTCCAACAAAACAACAGTCGCTAATTTTATTAGTGATATGGATATTGTTACATCTTCAGGTGTTGGTGGGTTTGCTACTGAAACAGCTCCCGGTGTATTCACTAACCGAACCCTAACCATTGAAGGTGCCGGACCTCTTGATGGTCTGTCTGTTAGCAACGGTACCGGTACAGCTGGTGATCCAATTTTTGGTCTCGATATTCAAAACCTGCCGAGCCAAACAGCTATTGATGCTACTAACGACAGGGTTGCTGTTTGGGACCAAACAGCAAACGCCAATGTATACTACACCGTCGGAGAAATTGCTGGTTCAGTAGCTGCTACGAACTCATTCGAAACGTGGGTTGCGTCAGGAAATTTCACTGGTGATAATTCTCTTGTTGCAGATAATGCTACCGATAACGTTACGATTTCGGGTGGTGCCGCCATCAATGTAAACTTTGATGCAACATCAGATACAATTGAATTTAGCCTAACAAGTGCAAATTTAACCGACACAACATCCACAGGCACAGATAGGTTCGCATTCTTTGATGCTTCTAATAGTGATGCTCCTGTTACAACAACAATTGCTGATTTCATCAACGATAATGAAATTGTCACACAGGATACGTTTGGTACAGGTACTGGCATCCTGGTCAAGACAGGTGAAAATCCAGACACATATACCTCACGTTCAGTAGTTGCATCAACAACATCAGCTCTTGAAGGAGCTAGCGTTGATAACGGTGATGGTGTATCAGGCAATATTGAAGTTGGTGTTGATATTGATAACCTAACAGATTCTGCTGACAACCTATCAGCATCTGACGAGTTGATTGCGTATGATGGAGCTAATAACGTTTCAGTATCGGGTCAACAAATAGCCGACGGCGTTGCTGACATTCTTAACCTACCAGCGATGACAGTATCTACCATCAACGGACAGCCTATTGTTACGCTAGCTGACACAACACGTTCCAATAAGATTCTATCAATTGATTCGGTTGTATTCACGTGGGGTGAAAATGGACTATCTAACCTCGATTGGTTGCAGATTGGTGGCAATGCTACTGATGCTGAATCTGGATTCATTATGCCGATGGATGGAACCATTGTATATTCAACGGGTCATTGTGAAAACACCGCTGCAAATAGCAAAGATATTCATCTGTTTATAGATGGTGTCGATCAAGGGTCGCTTGGTACACTTGCTGGTGGAGCCAACGCTGAATATAACGATAACACCATCAACTTTGATTTTAACCAAGGACAAAAGCTACGTTTGCGAGCTGTTGGAGCTGGTACTGGAAACATCAATGACACCGTATGTTCAGTCTTTTGTAAGTGGAGAGCTTCATAACACGGCAACAGGTTTAGCGCAACCGTGTAATGACTTATTCATCATACGAACACCCAAACCCACATAACATCTGTTATGTGGGTTTGGCTAAAAATATAAAACGCAGTCACGTCCAACGCAGAACGCGAAATATTCATCACCGCAAACTACCTCCAACATTTGCCAGTTGTGGTGAATATGCTCTGGTAAAACTAGGAAGTGCCACGATCGGTCTAAAGCACCTAAATACGTGTATGGCTGCAAAAACGAAGGCTGGGGTATAATATGGGATTGGTAATTCAAAACATATCAGGTACGGAGCTAGATATAGGTGATCTGGGCTTTGGACTTGCTGACGGCGGGTCAATGGATCTAGCTATCGAAGCTGATGCATTGGCTGTTGCAGTTAGTGGTGCGGTTGGGGATTTAAACGCACTAATAACTTCAGCTTCCATAGTGGTTAAAGATCCACTGGATGATACCACGGATTTATCAATTGCAGACGCGTTAGTAGCTGTCCAAACCCATAATGACACACACTACAGGATGCCACCAGGTGGACGAATAGCGGATGCGATAGACGTAGATTTAACAAATCCAGGAACGTACTTACGATACACAGGTACCAATTTCGTGCGTGCTACCCCCAGTGAAGTAGCTGCTGAAATTGAATCAGAATTGAACATAATAAATCTAACCAATTATGATCCTAACGGGAACATTGATTGGACTATTGATCAAGGCGCAACTAACATTGACGCCGGTAATATACCAACAATTAATCACTCATCGCTGTCCAACTTAACGACGGGCGATCCCCATACACAATATGTGAAGAAAGTTGGTGACACGATGACAGGTCCGTTGCTGATTGCACCTGGCTCCTTTATTCAGTTCCAAACAGGATCGGGGGATCTTGTGATGGATGGAACATCAGATGTGATTTTTACTAACTCTGGTGGTCTTGTGATTACTGGGACGGGAGTTGTTGAGACGAGTTTCGGTACCGAATTAAATCCAAGTTTTTCATTCAACAACGACGAAAATACTGGATTGTATAGACCTAACAACAATGAGTTGGGTATTGCTGCGGGTGGTGCTACTGCCGCAGTGTTTGGATTTCAACAAACTAGATTAAACAACACACTCGAACTGACAGCATACCCAAACTCAAGAGACGATGGAACAACAACAAAAGCTCTGTACGTAAATGCTGTAGGTGAGTTGCGGTACGGTGACGTCGTTGCCAATACAGCAGCAGGTGGTGCATCGAAACGAATGAATACCTGGACATTATTGTCTGGTGATTTATATTACAACGACTTCGCTCATAATCTAGACACCACAAGCATTGCGGTACACCTGCGTGAATTCGCTGACAACAGACAAATAGAAGCAGAATACACAGAAATTCTTGACGGTAATACGATTCGAGTAGTAGTTGATGGGAATGTAGAAGATATCGTGTGTAATGTCGTGTCTGGATCAGGACCACAAGGAGAAGAAGGACCTCCAGGCCCTGGTGCAGCATTAACGATACAAGACGAAGGAACCTCCCTAACAACAGACGTCGCACAAATGAATTTCGTCGGTGCGGGTGTAACAGTCACCGAACCATCACCCGACCAGGTTGTAGTATCCATTCCGGGTGGAGGAATATCTGATGTAGTTAGCGATACATCTCCACAACTTGGTGGTGTTTTGGATATGAACAACTTCGCTATTTTAGCTGGAACAACTTCAATATCACCAGCCGAATTGGGACGTCTCGACAACGTCACTTCAAACATACAAACACAACTCAACAGCAAAACTACTGCCACGGGACACACACACGTGTACCGTGTACCTCATACGTGGGGCATCTCTGGACCAATACAAGTCCCTGTTGGACAAACAGGATTTATATTACCAATGTTTGTGTCCTTTGCAGCAGGACAAACAGCCGCACTCGTCAAATGTCGTTATAGAATAAATGGCGGCACATCTGTCACATTTAAACTGCAACGCAATGGAGCTGATGTGCCTGGATTCACTAACATGTTAGCCACAACAACCGCAACCAATACAGATCCTGCTGACATCGTGCTATCAAATGATGACCAACTAGCACTGGTAGTTACAGCTGTTAACGGTGCTCCGCAAAATTTATCAATGACGATGTTTATTGAGTATACACAATAATGGCCTTTAATATTTTATATAATTGGTCAACGAGTGCTCAAGCATCTGACTGGTCTTTTGACGCCCCAGCTGGGGGTGGATTGCAAACAGCTGTAAATCAATACCGTCGCTGGACGTATCAAGCCTCGGGAGGAACACCATCGGTAGGTGTTGGGCCTTCAGGTGGGCAAGGCGGAACCAATGGTTTCGTGTATCCAGAATCTTCAACTGGAAACTTCCCAACAGCAATAGAATTCTGGACGATGACACTGATTGCCCCGTTTGATGCATCCACCGACAATGTGGTCGTTTCTTTTTATACAAACCAACGCGGGAACGATAATGATGCAGTGTGTGAATTTCAAACAAACGAAAACGGAGCGGGGTGGATAACAAGAGCCACTTTCGGTGGACCACTTGATCCTGATAAAATTGCTACTAATGGTACTGATGTTTGGGTATTGAGAGAGGTTGACTTGACAGGAATTGTGACTAACGCATCTACAGTTATCAGATTTCGAATAGCAACCCCACCAAACGAAGCCACCGACACACATTGGCACTGCGATTATGGATTAGATACAATTTCCATCGTGGGAACGGATCTGATTACACAAACCCATCAACTGATTATTTAACTCCGGATATATACTAACATGGCAAACGTAAAAGGCAAAGATAATTTCGCTAAAATGCCCCAACTCGACGGGGTAGATATTATTCCGCCTGCTGGAACGTTAGGACAATTACTAGCGAAAGCATCAACAGCAAACGACTATGACCTAGAATGGATTGATCAACCCACTGTGGGCACAGGTGGTAATCCAGCAGCTCCTGTGGGAAGCTTACAATTCAATACAGCCGGTGCATTTGACGGATCGTCTGATATTATCAGAAACGAAAACGACCGCACACTGGAAATACGTGGCGTAAATGCTACCAACATGGTTAACATTGGAGGCGATACATTACTTCAGTCAAGTATCACCACAGCCCCGCTATATATTGAAGTTATCGCTTCGGGTGAAGTTGATGGATTGACGACTTATTTTAACCGAACCGCAGCTAATATTAGTGGGTGGATATCATACGCTTATGATGGAAATACGCCATATATTAAGATGGTTGACGAAGACGATGATCCTCCATACATCAGCTTCCAGACTATTGGGACAGGCACACCAACAGCACCTCAGTTTGAAAGCAGCTTTGGATCATATGGCCCTGTGGGTGATGTCGCCCTTGGGTTTTCGTGGAAGCAAGCTAATAATGAGATAGCAACTCTCCAGAGTGGATTCTTTACACTAATGGGGAGTGGAGGAGCTGCTGTTGATATGATTAACGATAGTTCTGATCAGTTTTCTCGATCGATAGTTGGAATGACAAATACGGTTGCTGGTCCTGGCGGCACAGACCGGAGAATGTGGTTACTCGAAAAGGATACAGCCGGTGCGGCAGGTGAATCCACGCTAATTCTTCGTCGTGAAGACGGGGCAAACTACTTGGATTATATTCGCATATTGGGAGTTGATGATAATATATCATTTAATGCCAACAGAACCGCGGGTGCGCCTACTTATGGCGATGTTAGAATAGAAAATGGTGAATTTGTGATAGCAAACGGCCAACTCCAACAAGAAGTTGGATCGGGTGCAGTTGGCCAAGTGTTGACTTCCGAAAACACATTTGGTCGCGCAGCCTGGCGTCCGCGGCTTGAAATAGTTAAAGCAATCAACACCAACACCACAACAAACTTTAATACTACTTCATACACTATTATTCCGTTGTGTGGAACACAAGTGTTTAACAATGGTGTTGCTGGTTTGTATACAGTAGATACTGTAAACAGCCGCATCACAGTAACAGAAACTGGCTGGTACAAAGTGTCATATGCCATGTATATCAGGTCTTCTGGAGTTCGGAACTTAATTAATATGCGAGTTCATATTAATGGACTACCCGTCGGCGCCATACAGAACAGCTACATTAGAAGCGGGTCAGGCGATAACCACGGTTCCATGTTTTGTGACGAATTGTTCCAGATTACAGCAGGGCAACAAGTAGACGTCCGCGGCATTAGAAATTCCAATAACACAACCGCCACTACACTTGGATCTTCCGGCACCAGCTTCCTGTCAATTGAGAGATTAGAATAATGCCTATTGTAAACGCGATTAGAAAAACTCCTGACGTTAATGGAATATACGAATACGTTACGAGTGTTAGAAGCAATCAGTTGAGTAGGGATGATTGGGATTTCGATCCTGATGTTACTAAACTTGAAGCTGCAAACATTCCACAAAAGCACTGGAAGTTTGTAGCACCAGACGTTGTCGAGATGACTGATGCTGAAAAGCTTGCTGTTAACCAGAGCTTACTACCAGAACACGCTGAATACATGTACGTTCAGCAACAATCTGGACGGTTCTACTGTTATACAGACAATCGTTGGATCTCCAGTAGTGATGACAACTACGGAAGCAACTATTATCAATTCGCCGAGAGTGGTGGAAAGGCTGATAATCCTATACTCGAGTGGGAGCATCAAGGTATTATTTTGGATAAAGGTGAAACAGTCCGCCGCCTGACTTTCAACGCACGATCCAACAGCAATGAAGTAACAGACTTTAATATACGTGTATATGCTAGATTTCCAACAAATCCGGATAAGTGGAGAACGGGACTATCGGGTGATGCTAATATGACTAATACAATACTACTGAACGACATGTTTATGAATCCTGTCGACACACCAAACTGGGACCTTCCATTCACTGGTAACATGAATTTGCATCACCGTCGAACGATCAATTTAGATTATCAAATGCCAGCTGATGGGTGGTTATCACTATACATCAAACCTGTGGGTAATATCACAGCGACCAGATACATTATGTCAACATTTAGATATGATATCATCAGCATCAACGAAGAGACCTCATCATAATGACTATCGCAATAAAAAAGACTCCCGAAGCTAACCTACAATATCCGATTGCATACGATGCCAATGAAGTGGATTATCCATTAAGCGAATGGGCACACGATCCTGACTTTTCGGCTGTCGAAGGCGTTCCGACGTCTTATTGGAAGTGGGATGGAACTTCCGGGACTATACTACCAATGACTGCAACGGAACAGTTGCTTGTTGATGAATATTCAGCAAAGGGGGTAGTGCAGTCAAATATAGGTGAAATCAAAGTTGATATCAATGACAACTTTCCAAAATCGAAACTTGCCGGTAATCCTATAGCGGTTCACGCATCATACAAACCTGAAATAGAAGGTGGTGATACTTTTGCTGTGTGGTCGGGTGCTGGTGATGATATGACAGACGACGTTGGAGGCAATGGCAACGGACCGTTGTTGTTTATCCAAACAGCAATAGGCGAGCCCCAGACTGTGATTGATATTGAATTCAATCCAATATATGGTAGGGTGTGGTTGCACGAAGCGTATCTAAAGTTTGCTGATGGTGGGGTTGGGGATACAATTTCTAGCGTGATTGTATCATATCCAGTACCTCTACAAACAGTAGCACACCTCGACCTTGTTATGGACGGTGATTGGATTAAGTATTCCGTAAGTGGACCTGGAACAGGAACTCATGGATTTGCAGATCCAACCAAAATTGTTCTAGTTGACCGAGCTTTTCAGCAGGATGGTGATTGGAATTATTCACCATCCACAGGTTTAACTCCCAATTTCGAAGGAACAGGCCGGTTTAAGATGTCTGATAAAGAACAAGTCGTTCACCGTTACGTAAACAGAGTTCCAATATACAAAGATTGCTCCACATATTTCAGCATGTCATCAGATGAAACTACCGAGTTGCTTCCTGGTTATTTTGCCCGAATTGTGGCAGACAATAATTCAAATACCGTATGGACGTGTTCCGTTTTAATGGAACTGTACCGCGAAGTAACATACTCACCATAAAGGGACACCAACCATGCCAGTTATAAAATTAGAGACAAAGAACGGTAAACCATCCAGTACGGTAGACGTTGTTAAATGTTCACGACACACAATCCGCCCCAGCGCCATCGAGAGCGTGTCGGATGTGTTCACACCATTCACACCTGGAGCTAAGTCTAAAGTAATAATATACACCATTGGTGGACAAACTCATGAACAGGAGTTTGCAGACGCTGAAATGGCAGAAGATTACAGATTAGAAGTGATGGAACTGGCTTTTGGGTAACATATTTGCACAAAACCACCCCTGGTGATAAATACAGGAACTAACCGTAGATGGTCTAAAAGGGAGAAATAATAGGTGCGGATTCAATTTAGACAAGGCATTGTCAGCCACCAGGCGAGCGGTTTTCTCAATTTCAATGGCCTCGGCAACGTATCCATAGTAGCCACCACCCGACCTGTAACACTCGCTGTTGCGGATAAATCTAGCAACTACCTCTTCACCGAAGATTTAAATGTTGCTAATGCATGGATCGGACCTTTCGCCAGTGGTGTTAGTTATTGGCTTTACTGGAATTTCGACACAACAAACTTTACAAGATCGTTCGGATATACGGACCTTGAACCTATTGTTCAACCGACGGAACCTAACGCCATATTATTGCGAACATCACAAACGCAAAATGATTATAATGGCTCTGGAAACAATGGAACATTTACAGGAGGTGATGGTGTAGGGCCAAACTTTTATGCTGCAGGCGACACCATAACTCTATCAAACAATGCCCAAATAGTTGTTACAGCTGTTGACTCAAGTGGTGATGTTACGGATTTTGAAGTATTGGAGCGTGGTAGTACAGTTGTTACCACCGGACAGTTGTTATCACAGACAAGTACAACAGGCAACGGTTCAGCATTCTCTATTACCGTCGGTGCAGCTAACAAATCTAGTGGTTTGCGAGTTGGTCAAGTTTGGTTTGACACAACTCGTAATGAGATGTTTGAATATGTTGGAGCAGCGTGGAAGAAGGTATATTATGTATTTGCCGCCCGTTTAAATAATGGATTATTGTCAAGTGTGTCAGCAAGTGCTCCCGCATACACAGGAACACAGATCGGTAACACGTCATCTGTGCTGGCAGGCCGAGTCGTATACCTCACTAGCGGAAAGGTTGTACGCAAAGATGATAATACTTGTTTCACCACTGAGGACCAATTCTTCATCGATGCAGGAACGTCGTCAGCCATCAGGCTTGAAGCAAATGTCATTAGAGCTAAATCGACCGAAGTAGCCATGGCTGCTCACACCATCGTTGCATTTTCAGGTGAAGGTGAAATTCGAACAGCACAATACAATGACGCCCAATCTACAATATGTGCCGTTCTTACGGAATCGTTGGTATTAAACGCAGTAGGTACGGTTGTTCCGCAAGGTGTAGTTTACAATGATGATTGGGATTTTTCAGCACTGCCAGTTGGAACTGCAATGTGGGTTGATAATGGTACACTAACATCTGTAGATCCACACGTAACGAATACTGTATTGTATCCGACCTCAAAACCACCCGTCGCTCGTGTATTATCACGAACGGGTATTTTGTTTGAGCAAGGTTTGGGTGGAGTTGGACCAAAAGGACCAACAGGATCTATAACCAATCTTCCAGCAGCCACACCATCTGCATTGGGAGCGGTTGTGTTGTCAACACCAGCGTTAAATTCGGCAATTCCAATAGTTGTGGGTGATAACGATCCTCGCCTTGTCGGTGGACCGTATGCCTCGGCATTTCACACTCATGCAGCAGGTGAAGTGTTATTTGTTCCAACAGGGGCTCTAACCGCAACGAACGTACAAACAGCTATTGGACAAATAGAACAAACTTCAGTATCAACCACAGGAGCAACTTTCACGGGTCCGTTGGTATTGTCTGGTGCACCATCAGCCCCTCTGGAAGCTGCTACCAAGCAGTACGTTGACACATATTCCGTATCAAAAGCGGGCGGTACATTCACAGGCCCTGTATTAATGTCAGCTGATCCAACCGACTTGTTGGGAATAGCAACAAAACAATATGTTGACAACAATTCTGCTAGTGGTTCTTTTGTTGACCTAACAACAGACCAAGAAATCGCTGGTAATAAAACATTCACAGAAGTTGTGGATATCTTCAGAGCTGGAAACACTGGTGCTCCGAAGTTAACGTTTTCGGAATATAACAGCACTATTGGTTTTGATATGTACATGGAATCAGGAACGTTGATTATTAAACACAATGGTGGGTTTCACACTAACTTAGAGCTCAGCGACGCCTTTGCTGAACTAACGACAGGTACTGATATGAATCGTGTTGGTTTATATGTACAGAACACTGGCGTTCGCAAGTGGTCTTTAAATGACCAAGATGGTTCTGGTGGTTTCACCCCTGTTCTTGAGTGGCAAGTTGGCGCTGGTATTGTCGGTGAAGAAGATGTCATAATGGCACGCAAGAAAATAAAAATGCCACTAACCGTTTCTGGTGATGACCCAGACGTCCTAACCACAAAATCATACGTTGACGCCGCTAGTGGCGTTTCGGTGCTAAATGATTTGACTGATGTTGATACAAGCACCATTCTTCCATCAGATGGTGACATGTTGACGTTTGATTCAACAAATGGGTGGCAACCAACAACTAAATACAGAGAGATCCCTGTGAGCTTTACTGGTGTATTACCTGACGCGACAACAATAACTAACGTGATGTTAACGAGTGCATATTCTGTTGCAACGGAGTCAACCACAGGAACAGGATCACACAGAGGGCGATCACAAATTGCGCCGTCAGGTGGAGACGCAACATTAATACTAAAAAAGAATGGTTTAACAACATTCTGCACAATCACCGTGGTGGACGGAACAAATGTTTGTCTATTTGACACAACATCCGAAACTTTCACTGCTGGTGACTACATTGAAGTAACAACCGTTGGGATGAATAGTAGTTCAGACTTATTTTTCTCACTAAAACTTAAAGACGAGGTGAGTGTATAATGGCTAAGATATCGTTCCGACAGGGCATAGTTCGTCACCAAACAGACACAGCTGGAAATCCGGTATTTTTGAATAAGGTAGGCAATTATGTTGATTTGGTTGTGTCTCCAGACCCAACAATAATTTCATTTGTCCATGATGATAGCGATTACCTATACACCGAACATGTTTCAGTCAGCCAGGCATGGGGTCCAGTTGCAACCGGTTTAACCACGTGGTTGTATTGGGATCTGGCACTGGATTCAGGTGAATTGTCTCGGGGACTCACAACTCTTGAGCCTATTGAGTCAGCTGCGCGGCCACCAAATCCCGCAACAGGTCAGATGTGGTATAACTCACAAAAGAATACCTGGTTCGTATGGAACGGTTCACGATTCGTTGAAGTCGTCCGAGTATTCGCTGCCAAGGTGGTAGGCGGGACGTCGTTCCAGTCTATGTCTATAGATTCACCAACTTATACTGGAGCCCAGACGGGACTGACTAGCAAGCGTAGAGTCGGATCGTTGGTGTACGGTAAGAACAAAAAACCACTCCGAAACACCAACACCAACAAATTTTTTACAACTGAAGATAGTTTTGTAACGGGCGTCCCCACATCAGGGTCACACAAAATAAACAACACGTTTATTACCGGCAAGGCTCAATCACCAATCGCTGCCTACCAATGTGTTCAGTATGATGATTTTAATAGCGTATCGCCAGCCAACCCAGCTTTTGAGGGCAAGCGCATTTTTGGTATAATCGAAGAAGACGCAACGACCAATGAAGTTGTCAATTTTATTACAGAGGGTATTATAACAAACGAAAGTTGGGATTGGATCGCAGCAGGAGCTAACGCCAACGATCCAGTGTATATAGACGCTGGTGGCCAGCTGTCCCTTGCGAATACGTTCGCGTCAGCAAGTCCAGTTGGCATCGTGTTGGGACGTAGAGACATATTCTTTAGTCCGAAAATCTTTATTACCATAAATGTGGTTGGAAGTAACTCGGGTGGAATAACTCCAGCCCAAGCGGCTGCCATTCAACAAAACACCACAAACACATCCATTAACGCCACTGCCATCGCTCAATTAAACACCATTGACTTGCCCAATCTGATATCAGATATAAACGGCCGAGTGTTGAAAGCAGGTGATTCGCTTACCGGTAAATTGACATCACCTTCCACAGATGCAGGTGATAGTGGTGATACGTTAGTGACAAAAGATTACGTTGACAACAACACCAATTTGGCTGTTGGGTATCAGGCAGCCTTTACACAAAGCTTGTGGTCCGTAGGATCTCCCCGGGTATTTTCAATTCCTCAAGCCATACATGGACTTCCACTAAATACACTATACCATGTTACGGTAAGAGATGCTTCAACAGGGGCGAATGTTGGTGTAACAACAAGAATAGATTCAACAACAGGTCTTGTAACAATAGAAACAACTGGCGCAACATTCGCTGGTACAATTAGAATTTCATAACCCACGTCTGAGGAGACAAATTAATGACATATATAATTCGAGGCAATGCGGAAGTTGAAGTTGGTTTTGGTTTACCGCGCCATACTACAGTAAGTCGTACAGCATACACACCACCAGCGGTTGGTTATCAGGTATTTGATACCGATCTTGTAGCCGTATTCACATGGGACGGTTCAGCGTGGATTCAAGCAGCTGCTGGCACAACATCCTACTCCAAGGTTGAATCGGACGGTGTAGCTGGTGCAGCTGGTGCCAAAACTGACAAAGTTGCAGGCTCCACGGCCGGGAACTTTGCAGGGCTGGACGCCGCTGGTAACCTAACAGATTCTGGTGCTTCCGCAGCTACTTTTGCTACAGCTGCTCAGGGTACTGCTGCTGATACAGCTGTACAGCCAGGCGACAACGTTAGCGATCTTGCCAACGATGCTGGTTACCTAACCACAGCAACAGGTGATGCTCGCTACTACACAGAAGTAGAACTAGATGCTGGTCAACTCGACAATCGTTATTACACAGAAACAGAAGCTGACTCACTGTTTGTAGACGTTGCTGGTGATACAATGACTGGTGACCTTGCGATGGGTGGAAACGAGATCACTGGTCTTCCAGCTGTTCCTTCTGCCACTGGTGCAGCTTCTAAGGAATATGTTGACGCTCAGGTTGGCGGAATTGACACACTCGGAGAACTAAACGACGTAGTTATCACATTAGCGGATGCGGGTGACTTCTTGCGATTTGATGGCACCAATTGGGTTGATACACCAATTGTAGCTGCTGACATTCCCGACATCTCGGCTACATATGGAACATTTGCACAAGGCGCACTTGCTGATACAGCCGTTCAGCCAGGTGATGCTACTTCCCTGCTAACAAATAATGACGCATTTGTTGACCTAACCACAGCACAGACTATTGCTGGCGAGAAGACTTTTACGTTACTTACTGGCGAAACAACTGAATTTAGCAAGAGTGCAGCTGGCAATGTTGTCAAAATTTCTTCTACGACTGGTTCACAGGAACTATTGGTACTGGAAGGCTTTTCACCACAAATCGGATTTACATCACTTTCAGGTGATTCCGTTTCTGTTGTTGGTGTAGTCGGCGATGACCGTTTGGAACTAAACTATACGGGCGCAGGCGTCGGCGCTACCAACCTTGCACTATACGGAGATGATATCGTATTCTCTGGCGGTGTTGATGTCAGAAACACACATCTTACTACTGGAGCTTCTGTCGATAGCACGTTGACAACTAAGAGTTATGTTGACGCTGCAATCACCTCTGGTGCAACACTGGCTATTGATGATCTAACCGACGTTGATACTACATCATCCGCACCAATTAGTGGCGAAGCACTGTTTTACAATGGTACCAATTGGGTTAACCGTAGTGTTGTTGTTGCTGATATCACTGATATTGCAACTACATACGCGACTTTTGCACAAGGTGCACTTGCCGATACGGCCGTTCAGCCAGGTGATGCTACTTCCCTGCTAACAAACAATGACGCATTTGTTGATCTAACAACTGCTCAAAACATTGGTGGTGTGAAGACATTCAATGATGATGTTAACTTTTCAAGTGATGTTGTCGTTGCTGGTAACCTAGTTGTTTCAGGTACAACAACAACTGTTAACTCAACCAACACTGATATTGCTGATTCAATCATTGCTCTAAACGTTGGTGAAACAGGCGCTGGTGTAACAACTCCTAACCAAGCTGGTTTGGAAATTAAGCGTGGTACGGAATCAGATGCATTCATGATCTGGAACGAAGCTACGGATAGCTTTGGTCAAGCGTATGAAGATGGCGTTACCGAAGGTGTTGTTGACATTGCTACGTTCAAGGCTTTTGCACTTGCTGAAGACGTCGCAGCCAGCTCATACCAAACGTCGTTCAACACAGGTGATTGGATTGCCGGAACTCCAAGTACGTTCCTTGTTTCTGCTCTCACACACGGTATTGCATATACTGCAGGTGATGTGTTCATGGTTCAGGTTTATGAATCTGCTGGTGGTGTTGCTTCACTCACCACTGTCGACACGGTAATCGACGAAACCACTGGCGACGTCACAATCCAAACTGTTGGCGCAGTATTCAACGGTTCGATTGTTATTGCCAAGGCTTAATTTTCACCCTACCATAGCATGAGCAGAGAGGACCCCCGGGTCCTCTCTTGCGTTCGGGGTAGGAGATATAAATACGGTAGAGAAGTTTTGTTGAGAGCATTTTGCTCTCTGTTGAGGATAAACTATGACGTACAAAATTCGCGGCGAAGCCGAGATTGGTGTTGGATTCGGATTACCCCGCCACACCACAGCAAGCCGTACATCATATACCCCACCCCAGAAAGGGTACAAAGTATATGATACGGACATGAATCAAGAGTTCACTTGGAACGGCACCACGTGGGCCACAGTGCTTGATATTCCAGACAATACTGACTTTGTTGACCTAACAACACCACAGCAGATTGCCGGCGCAAAAACGTTCACTGATGATGTGTTCACCGTTCAACGTGGAGCACTGAAGGTAATCGAAACGGATACCAATGACGTATTTTTGCGAGGATATAACAGCTCGTCAGATAGGGACACGGAAGTTGAAATTGACGGCGATCAGTTCCAAGTTACTTCCACAGATAATGATGACACCAAGCTGGCTAAAATACTGGTATCGGGCGGTGGCTTGATACAACTACAGACCCAACAAGCCGGGGCTCTGGTGCAAGAAAACCGTTTAAATCTTACTGCATCTGGTATGGATTTAACATTTTATAATACTGGATTTGTGGACAGAACATCTCTTTCTGTTGCTGCTGGCGAGGTGATAATGTCAGACGTGGGCTCTGATTCTGATTTCAGATTTGAGCCAAACAGCAACAACTTCTCGATGAGCATGAACAGTGTTAATGTTTTCAGTTATGAGGAGAGTACTCCACGATTTCAATTTAACGTACCGGTAAGAGCTACAGCTACCGTTGATGGGGACGCAGCAACAACTTTAACGACCAAACAATGGGTGTTAGATAAGATCACTGCTGGAGGTGCCGTACAACCCGACTACGAGCTTGTAACAGGAACAGGTAGCGCATCGTACACTTTATCTTTCACACCAGCTACAGCTACGGCGGGTAAGGCTACATTGCAGGTTTTCGTCAACGGCCTAAAGCAAATCGAAGGTGCCACAAAAGCGTATACGGTATCAGGATCAGTGGTAACATTTACAACAGGCAACATTCCCGACTCTGGCGATGATGTTGAATTTTACGGATTTGGATAATATAAAATGACATCAATAAAACCTTCAGGCAAGCAATTAAACATACCGAGCATCGCGACGGAGTTAACAACAGACGTTGCGGCGGTGGCACTACTGGATGCTGAATATTTGCGTGTGGATAACAACAACAACACCAGTGTTGTAGACTTAACGACTAGCCAAGCAATAGGCGGAACAAAGACCTTTACAGGTGATATCATTGTTGATGGTGAAGCGATTCTAAACAACGCTACGATTAAGAGTTCGGGCGAACTGGATGTTGGTGATGCAATTGTCACGCTAAATGCTGGCGAGGTTGGTACACCATCCGTCAATGCAGGTATTGAAATAGAGCGTGGAACATCAACCAATGCACAATTATTGTGGAATGAAAGTGTTGATCGCTGGCAGGGTGGTATTGCTGGAGCGTTACTCACAATTGTTCTTGATGATGATTCACGGTTGACAGACACGCGTGTTCCAACAGCTCACGTTCATGATGCCACCGATATTACAACTGGAACGTTACCTAACGCTCGCGTCAGTGTTGGAAACGTCACACAACACCAGAGTGCATTGGTTATTACCGAATCGCAGATTAGTGATATGGGTAGCTATTTGCCAATTGGTGGCGGAACATTAACTGGGAACCTAACTATTGACACCGCCACACCGATTTTAGTTATTAAAGCGGCAGGGACGGGTCAATCAACCAATCTTCAATTCAAAGATTCTGCTAACGCCATTACAGGCGATTTGTATGTGGAGAGTGGTGGTGACCAACGGGTTATCATGCGAAAGCGGACTGGCGGAACGGTAGATAACACTTTTGTGTTGAATAATGGGTATACGTCGTTAGATGATCCGAGAACGGCAGTTATGGGCACCAGTTCAGCGAGCTTGACAACGAAAGCATATGTTGATGGTGGATTCTTACCGTTAACAGGTGGAATAGTAGCAGGAAACCTGACCGTTGATGGTTCATTTAAGACAGACAGTCTTGGTGCTGACAGTGCGGCGTTTATATTCAACACAGCCCCGATCAGATATTCGGCTGCCGCAATCAGCAGCGTTGTCAATAACAATGACCTAATTTACAAGAGTTATGTTGACAATAACTTCGTTGATTTAACAACCAACCAGACAATTGGCGGCACAAAAACGTTTTCAAGCACAGCCCAATTTAATGGTTATGCGACGTTTAACGTGGGTGCTAGATTTAATGTCAATCCACTGGTTCAACGTGATGGTTATCCATCACTAACGCTTAACCGAACAAACGCTGGTTCGGTGTATGGTCTTCACCAAATATCTTTTCAGACAGATGGTGTAGAGCAAGGTTTCATTAAGTACCATCACGACGATGAACAGATGTTGTTTAAAGTTGAGGTTGCTGGTGGTACCGATACCACCGTTACTTTCGATGACGGTGGGGTTGTTTCAAACAAGCAGTTCAGATCGTTGGTCGCAACCCCAACCGATAGTGCGCACCTGACTCGCAAGGATTATGTGGATGCCCTGATTGCGTCCATCCCGTCTGTTGTTACGGATCACGGTGCCTTGACAGGTCTCGCCGACGACGATCACCCCCACTACGCAAAGAAAGCTGGCGATACGTTTACTGGTAACATCAACGTAACCACATCAAGTGGTGTTGCATCTACAACACTTCGGTCAAGTGGAGACACTGATCTGTCATACTTCACAATGCGTAACAACTTGACAACCCAGGGGCAACTGATTGGACTTGATGGCAGATTCCTAATTCGTCGCCCAGGTGGATCGGGAGGCACTGATACAGATTTAAATTTATATCCTACTTATATCACTGTATCCAAAGAGATGCGAGGTGTTGACGGAACCGTCAACACCTCGTTTACAACGAAAGGTTACGTTGATGACAACTTCGTAGATTTAACAACCAACCAGATAATTGGCGGCATGAAGACTTTCAGTGCTGCTGACAATACTATGGTAATAAACGCCACAACCGGCAATAGTATGATACAATGGCAGCGAAATGGAAACCGAACATCTGAAATAGAAGCGACACCATCAGCGAATATTGTTCGACAATTCAACAGCAGTGATGACGAAACATTCGCAGTTGTTGTAGATTCGGATTGGTTATCATATAGAGATGAACAAGCTCACACCAAACTGGGTATCGTAGGTACAACACACGCTCTTCTGGTATACCCGTCATCAACCACAACAACATCCAACTCTGGGTTGTACTTAACAGCGTATACTGGCACTGAGAGCAGATCACTAGGAATAAAGGTTCCTTCCAATCTATCTGTTGAATACAACATTGTGATGCCAACAACAAAACCTGTGGTTGGCAAACAACTGCAAGTGTCTAGCGTTGTTGGACAAGACGTTTTTATGGACTGGGTATAAATACCTAACACAAACATCAGGATATTGAACATGGCTCGGTTAAATTTTAGACAAGGTATTGTACGTCACCAAACAGATTCTTCGAACAACCCTGCATTTTTGTCAGTATCGGGTGCTAACGTTGATTTGATCGTATCACCCGATTTTACCACAATTGCCATGGTTCACGGGACTTCAAATTATCTTCTCACAGAAAAGGTATCCGTAGCAGCGGCGTGGGGTCCTTTTGGGACTGCTGACTACTGGTTGTACTGGGATCTAGATATAGCATCCGGTAAACTCACCAGGGGGTTCACGGACATAGAACCTGTTGTGTCGTCAGCTATGCCATCGTCTCCATCTATTGGACAGATGTGGTTTAACAGCAGTAAGGTACAATGGTTCGAGTTCACAGGAACACGTTTTGTGGAAGTTGTTCGAGTGTTTGCTGCAAAGCTGCAAGGCGGCACAACATTGTCCAGTATGTCAATGGATGCACCCAAATTTACTGGAACACAGGTTGGACTAACAACACCGGCGCGGGTAGGTGCTTTGTTGTATTCAGCAACGGGTGTACCCATCCGCGGTGATAACAATAAGTTGTTCACGACAGAAGATACGTTCTTAACAGGTGTACCTACCACAGCAGCACTACGAATCAATAGCATCCTGCTTACCGGTAAGGTGACTTCAAATGTCGCTGCCTACTCTGTTGTGCAATACAACGCATTTAATTCAATAGGACCAGCAAATCCGTTTATTCAAGGGCTTAGAGTATTTGGTATTATTGAAGAAGATGCTGTCATCGGTGATGTTGTTAACTTTATTACAGAAGGTATGGTATCTAACACAGAATGGGACTGGGCAGCACAAGGTGCTTCAGCCAACACTCCTGTATATGTATCATCAACAGGTGAAATCACACTAACACCAGTTGTCGGCGAACAACTTCCTGTTGGGGTTGTGACGGGTCCTCAAGAAATTCTGTTTGGACCAGCGTTGTTCCCTCAAGTTTCAACCACAGTAGCCTCAGTGGGTAGTGTATCTAAATCCGATATTACTGATTTCACAGAAGCTGATTATGTGCATGTATCAGGTAACGAATTAATCTCTGGTATTAAAACGTTCACCTCTGCACCAATCTCCGTAACACCCGTT